GCTAGTTACGGCTGCTACCTTAAAAGAGGTATCTCTAGTAGAGAGCGCTGCATTTCCAAGCGCTGCCGTGTTAAAAATTGCTGCACAAGAAAACGCAGTAGATAACCAACCAACAGAAACGAAAGGTGAAACCGTGGACAAAGCCCCGGAAGAAATGGCATCAGAGGCAACATTTTTGCCAGACGGTGCAACAGTAACGCTAAAGAGCGTTAGCTATAAAGATGATGAGGCCGCGGGCGCTACTGAACCAGTAGAAGCCGCGCGCAAAATTATTAGACCAAGTGCGCTTAACTCACAAAGAGTACGCACACCTATCACAAATATGGGCGCATACACAGAGCATAAAATTAAAGCTGCTCTAGGTAATGATGAGTCAAAGCTATATGTAACAGCTGCAGATGATAGTTGGACTACAAACCCTGCATTTAACCCAACGCAATACTTAACAGAGTTCATTAGTAACACACGTTTCCCACGCAGCGCGGTAGATGCTTGTAGTCGTGGAGTTTTGCCACCTAAAGGCAACACAATTAACGTGCCTGCACTTGTAGACTCAAACGGTGGGCTAAATGGTGTAGCACCTACCGTTACTGTTGAGGCTGAGGCTGGAGCTGTATCTAATACAGGTATGGTTACAGAATATCTAACTGGTACTGTAAATAAGTACTCGGGTATGAATACGCTAAGTATTGAGTTGCTTGAGCGCACAGACAATCCAGGATTTTTTGCCGAGCTTACACAGCAAATGCAAAATTCTTACATGAACGCAACAGACCAAGCGGTAATTACTGCAATTAACGCAACAGGCTTTACAAGCACAGCCGTAGCAGCTACAGCGGCAGGTATAATTTCTTACACGGCTGAAAGTACAGCTAACGTATACAAGAACAGCGGCTATTTTGCCCAAAACTTTGTAGGCAGCACAGGTATTTATAACCTACTACTAGGTGCAGTAGATACCACAGGCCGCCCAATTTTCAACGCTTACCAGCCAAACGCGGCAGCACTTGCTAACGCAGCTGGACAGGTAGCTAATAACTCTGTACGCGGTAACGTATTAGGTCTAGACCTTTATGTAGATAGATTTATGACCGCTGGCGTAGCTGATAACTCAGCATTTATTCTTGCGCCAGAGGCATTTACTGTTTATGAAAGCCCACAGGCTTATATGAGCGTAAACGTAGTATCAAATCTACAAGTACAGGTAGCTATTTACGGCTTTATGGCAACTATTGCCAAGATACCTTACGGTATCTGCCGCCTAAATATCGCGTAATAAATAACTAATAGTCTGGTAGGGCCTTAGCCCTTTGGCTCTACCAGACCTACAAAGAAAGGTACAAATATGCCAGCCACATACGTAACAGCTGCAACACTTAAAGCATCATTAGGCGTAGGCACTTTGTACGATAGCTACACTTGGATAGAGGACACCTGCCAAACGGCGCAAGATTTAATAAACGGTTTTCTATGGTTTGACTCTGCACCTGTAGTTGGGACAGCGTTAGTAAGTAACGTAGCTACAGTAATGATAGCCAACCCCGGCCTATTTACTACTGGTCAAACCGTCACAGTAGCCGGGGCTGGCACTACTTTTAACGGCAACTACACAATTACTAGCACCTTACCTTTTAGCTCTGGTAGCACTAGCCTTTTACCAGCGTTTAATTTACAGCTTAATTATTACCAGTACCCACAGGGTTACAGTTTTATACAATATGCAAAAACGGCAGCTAACCAAAACTTTAGGCGCGTAGTACCTAGTGGCACTATGACGGGTGATGATACAAAGACGGCTACTTACGCTAATACACCTGCTATAAATGCAGCTGCACTTATGTTAGCTGAGAATATCTGGACTAGCCGATTTAGCACACAAAACGGCGGCGTGAGCGTAGACGGTTACAGCCCTAGCCCGTTTAAGATGAGTAATACTTTAATGGCATCTATACGCGGCTTACTAGCCCCGTATCTTTCACCTAACGCTATGGTCGGATAATGCCAGCCGCGATAACTACACTACGCAGCACTATAGCCGCTGCCTTAGCTAATAACTCTGTTTGGTCTACTTTTAGTTTTCCACCTAGCACAATAGTAGCTAACAGCGTAGTAGTAGCCCCGGCAGACCCTTATTTAACGCCTAGCAATAATAAGCAAGCGACTATATCGCCTATGGCTAATTTCAAAATTATTATGACCGTGCCTATGTTTTCTAATGAAGGCAACTTACAAGGCATAGAAGATACGATAGTAGCCGTGTTTGGTTTATTAGCAGCTAGCTCTATTGTATTTAACGTTACCGCTGTAACTGCACCTAGCGTTTTAACGCTGCCTAGCGGTGACCTGCTAACAAGTGATTTACAAATATCCGTACTAACGAGCTGGAGCTAAAATGGCACTAACAGATGAAGATAAAGCGTTTCTTATCAAGATAGGCCAAGAACTGCCTAAAGAGGTTAAAGAAACAAAGCAAAAAGCAATAAAAGACACAGAAACACCGACAACAGAAAACGAGGCATAACTAATGGCAATTTTTTTAAGTAACGGCGTAGTAGTAACGCTTAACAGCGTAGCCCTATCAGACCACGTTACTAGCGCAACTATTAACCGTAGTTTTGATGAGCTTGAAGTTACAGCTATGGGCGATACCGCACATAAGTTTGTAAAAGGTTTAGAGGCCAGCACTATCACGCTTGATTTTCTAAACGATACGGCAGCATCAAACGTACTTGCAACCTTGCAAGCCGCGTGGGGTACTACTGTACCGCTAACATTAAAACAAACTAGCGCGGTAATATCTGCAACTAACCCAGAATATCAAACCACAGTATTAGTTAATAACACTACAGACATTAACGGCGCTGTTGGCGATATTTCTACACAGAGCATTACATTTACTTGTAACTCACCTATCGTAGTAGACGTAACACAATAACTAAAACAAAGGGGCACAAAATGGCAAAGCTTAAAATAACAAGGGCAGACGGCAGCGTAACCGAGCATAAGATTACGCCCCGTATTGAGTATGCCTTTGAGATGTATGCAAAAAAAGGTTTTCACAAAGCCTTTAGAGATGATGAAAAACAGAGTGACGTTTATTGGCTTGCTTGGGAGTGTTTACGCACTAGCGGGGAAGTAGTAAAAAGTTTTGGGGCAGATTTTCTAGAAACCTTAGCTAAAGTTGAGGTACTAGATGATGACCCCCTGGAATAGTTGGGCGCGGTAGTTTTGGTTATCTTATTGCACAAATTGCAGTAGAAACCGGGATACCGCCCCAATACTTATTAGACTTAGATGATGTAATGTTTAAGAATATATTAAAAGTTTTAACAGACAGAGCTAAGGCGGTGCAAGATGCCAACAGAGGTAGAAAACGCGCTTGAGCTTAGACTTGCACTAAAAAAATATATGCCAGATTTAGCTAAAGAAACTCAAGATGAAATGGCTAATGCGCTACGCCCTGTGGTAGCTAGAGCTAGAGGTTTTATACCGGCAGACTCAAGATTATTAAGCGGTTGGGTTAAAGGCACAGCTAGTATAGATACTATTAACTATAGGGCTTTTCCAACCTTTAGTAGTAGTGATGCTAAGCGCGGTTTAGGTTATAGGGTTACACCGTCTAAGCCTAATAAATCCGGGTTTGTATCTTTAGCTAGAATACAACAGGCTAACGCGGGCGGTGCAATTTATGAAACTGCCGGGCGTTTAAGTCCAAACGGTAAAAGGCAAGGCCCAATAGTAGACCGTTATAAAAATGGCGTTTATGACCATACTACGCATACCGGTAAACAATACTCAACAAGCCTAAACCCTAATGCTGGACAGCAATTCGTAGATAACTTAAAAAGTACCGGGCCTTTAGTAAGTGCAAGGCCTAAAGGTCTTAAAGGCAGACCAAGCCGTAAACAAACAGGCCGCGCTATGTATAGAGCCTACGCTGAAGATAACGGCGTGGCTTTAAGAGCTTTAATGAAAGCTATAGAAAATGCTAAATATAAGTTTGAAGAAAAAATGGGTGCATAATGGCTACCGAATTACTAATAAATATAGTTAGCCAAGCAACGGGTAAAGGCTTTCTAGAGTCTGAAAAAGCCGTAAACAAATTAGAAAAAAAGGTAAAAAGTCTAGGCAAAACTTTAGGCATAAGCCTTGCTGCCGGCGCTGCATTAAAATTTAGTAAAATCTTTGTAAAAGCCTTTGCAGAGGACGAAAAGGCAGCCGTACAATTAACTAAGGCTGTAGATAATTTAGGTATAGGTTTTGCTAACCCGTCTATAAATAACTTTATAGAAAATCTAGAAAGAACAGCGGGCATATCTAGAACTGAGCTTAGGCCAGCATTTCAAGATTTATTAACTACTACAGGCTCTTTAACTAAAGCGCAAGACATATTAAATAAATCTATAATTATTAGCCGAGGCTCTGGCATAGCTTTAAGCACAGTTACAGAGGACTTAACTAAGGCTTATTTAGGCAGCACTAAAGGTTTAGAAAAATATAAAACAGGTTTTACAGGGGCAGAGTTAGCAGCTAAATCGTTTTCAGAAAACTTAGAAATACTTTTAACCTTAAATAAAGGCGCGGCAGATGATTATTTTACTACAACAGCATATAAACTAGAGTTATTAGCTCTAGCAGGTGAAAGCGCTAAGATAACAATAGGTGAAGGTTTAGTAGAGGGTTTAGGCAATTTTGCAGGTAGCGGTGAGGCTAGTGATGCACAATATGTGATAGATAATTTAGCTACAGGGTTTGCTAACCTATTTAAGCTTGTTGGCGCTGTTGGAGGCCTTTTTACTGAACCTTTAAGACTTTTTGGTATAGATGAAATTTACGATAGGCCAGAAACAGTAACTAGCAAAGAAACAGAGTTTACAAAAAAACAAAAAGAAATAATAGCAAAACTAGATGCAGCGGCAGCTAAACGCGCGAAAGCGCTAGCAGACCTTGCTAAAAAACAAGCTAACGCCGAAATATTAAAAAGAGAAGAAAAAGAAAAACAAGCCAAGCTAGATAAGGCTGCCTTAGCTTTAGGCAAGGGTGAAGATGTATTTGATTTAGACCAGATACAGATAGCGGCAGCAATTTTAGCAACGCAAGAAAATATACAAAAACTAGGCACAGCGGCTACAGACCAGCAAAAACTACAGCTAGCCAATGATGCACAGCGCCTAACAGTTAAACAGTTAATGTTAGATTTAGAAGATGCTATAGCTGCTAAAGATGTAGAGCGCGCTACTAGCCTGTCTAAGCAACTAAATACAGAGCTAGCAATACTAGGTACGCTTACAGGCCAGACCTACAAGCTAGGTGAAATAGACAAAATACTAGAAAAGTTTAAGCCTAAAGACCTTATAAACCTAGATAACCTAGATGCAGCTATACGCAAATTGCTAGAAATTGCAGGCTCACGGTTTGACTTTTTAAGCCCTATTATGCCTAGCCAAGATAGGTCAGGTATAAACGATTTAGAGCAAGATATATTAGACCGCTATAAAGCGGGTGACCCAAACGCTATTAGAGCTGTAGACGCACACGCAGACGCTATTAGTATGCTGGCAGAGTCAGAGCTAGCGCTAGCAGATGCGTTATTAGAAGAAAGCATACGCGCATTAGATATAGCTACAGCAAGCCTAAGCCCTAGCGGGTTGCCTAGTTTTGGCGGCTTTGACCCTGCCCGTTTCCGTATGGCAGATAACATAATTGTAAACGTTAATGCAGGTGTAGTAGGTAGTGAGGACACAATAAGCCAAGCTGTACAAAAAGCCATATTAGACCTAGAGCGTAAAGGTGACCCGCTGCGTTACACCGGTGGGCTATGACCCTGCCAGTAATAAACGCTGTTATTAACTTTAGTACCGGGCCTAGCTTTGCTCAAGCTATGATTTTAGATACAGGCATATTAGATACAAACGTGCTAGCAGATAGCGCGGCAGTAATTGTAGATGTGTCTAACGTAGTAGATACAATACAAACCAATAGAGGCCGTAACCCACAAGCCGACCAATTCCAAACAGGTACTCTAACTATGCGTATCGTAGACCAAAACGGCGATTTTAACCCACAAAATACTAGCGGCCCTTATTATGGCTTGCTAGACCCTATGCGCAAAGTGCAGATAACAGCTACTTACGCTAGTACTACCTACCCTATCTTTAGCGGTTTTATTACTAGCTACACTACTACTACACCTAAAAACGCAGATGAGGTTACTTATACCACTATAACGGCGGTAGATGCGTTTAGACTTGCCCAAAATGCACAGATAGCAACGGTAGCAGGGGCAACCGCTGGAGATTTAAGCGGTACGCGTGTTAATCAAATATTAGACCAGATAGGCTGGCCTAGCTCTATGCGTGACGTAGATGCAGGGCTAACTACAATGCAGGCAGACCCCGGCACAGCGCGCACTAGCCTTGCAGCCCTTAACACAGTAACCCTAAGTGAGTACGGGGCTTTTTATGTAGATGCTACAGGCTCATTTGTTTTTCAAGATAGAAACGTGACCACGGCTAGCATAGGCGGTACACCTACCGTGTTTAACGATAACGGCACGGCTATAGGCTATTTTAACGCTGTTTGGCGCTTAGATGATACGTTGGTATACAACGCGGCTAGCATTACGCGTACAGGCGGTACTACTCAGGTAGCTACAGATGCAGCCTCTATTGCCAAGTACTTTACACATAGCTATAACCAACAAAATCTATTAATGCAGACAGATGCCGCGGCCCTAGATTACGCTCAAGCCTATGTAGCTAGCCGTAAAGAAACCTCTATAAGATGTGATGCCATTACCCTAGATTTATACACAGATAACTATAATGCCGGCATAATCGCGGCCCTAGACCTAGATTTTTTTGACCCTATAACTATTACTACAAATCAGCCCGGCTCATCTACTTTAACTAAGACTTTGCAAGTGTTTGGCGTATCTATGGCAATTACGCCCGGCAGTTGGAAAACGACACTAACAACACTAGAGCCGATAATAGACGGCTTTATACTAGACTCAAGCCTATACGGGGTGCTAGACACCGGCGTATTGGCCTATTAGGGGGTAACAATGGCAGCGGGCTTAGGATTTAAGACTTTTACTACAGGTGAGGTATTAACAGCCGCGGACGTAAACGGCTATTTGATGCAAGGTATTTTAGTTTTTGCTAGTGAGGCTGCTAGAAACTCTGCTATAACTTCACCGCAAGAAGGCCAATTTGCATACACTAAAGATAATAATAGTTTATGGTATTACACAGGTAGCGTTTGGGTTGCTAGCGGCGCAACAGGTGATATAGAGGGCATTACTACAGGCACAGACTCAGGGCTATCAGGCGGCGTTACTAGCGGCACAGCTGTACTCAGATTAAAACTAGAGTTTGATGCAGAAACAGGCACTACATACACGCTATTAGCAGCTAACCTAAATCAGCTAGTAACTCTAAACAATGCCAGCGCAATAACTTTAACTGTGCCGCCAAGCGTTTTTAGCGCAGGTGATGTAATAAATATAGCTCAGATTGGCGCAGGTCAAGTAACACTAGCGCAAGGCGCAGGCGTAACTATAAACTCAACAGGTGCAACAGCAACAGCACCTAAACTACGCGCAAGATACAGCGCAGCTAGCATTATCTGTACGGCATCAAATACGTTTTTGGTAGTTGGAGATATTGCCTAATGAGTTTAATCGGGATTATAGCTTCACAAAACTATCCAAGAATAATTGCATTGACAGTTGATTATTTAGTTGTTGCTGGTGGTGGTGGTGGTGGAACTGTCTATGGCTCTGGAGGTGGAGCTGGTGGCTTGCGTTGCACTGTAACTGCAACAGGTGGAGGCGGTTCTTTAGAAAGTGCTTTATCACTTAACACTGGCACTAATTACACCGTGACAGTTGGCGCAGGTGGCGCTGGTGCAATTTCTGGTGGGTCTTATCCTAGAGGCACAGTTGGTTCGGACTCTGTATTTTCTACTATAACTTCCACAGGTGGCGGAGGTGGCGCTTCTTCACAAGCGGCTACGCAAGCTGAAAGAACAGGAGGCGTTGGAGGCTCTGGTGGCGGTAGCGCTGGTGGGAATAATCCGCCTGCCTCTGGTGGCGCAGGAACAGCAAATCAAGGTTTCGCTGGTGGAGTTGGTTCTGGTAATAGCCCCAATTTAGGTTCTGGCGGCGGAGGTGGCGCTGGAGTTGCTGGCGGTAATGGCACATCTACTACTGGCGGTGCTGGTGGTAATGGTGTAGCAACATCTATTACTGGTTCTTCCGTTACTTATGCAGGTGGTGGTGGCGGTGCGACATACGACGGCGGAACTGCTGGAAGCGGTGGCTCGGGCGGAGGTGGCGCTGCTGGTGCTGGTAATACCGATAATCAAGGCACGGCGGGCGGAGATAATACTGGAGGCGGTGGTGGCGGAACTGCTTATAAAACTACTGTAAATGTAAATGGTATAGCGGGTGGTTCAGGCGTAGTAATTTTAAGATATGCAGATACTCGGACAATAACTTTTGGCGCTGGAGTAACTGGAACTGAAAGTGCCGCAAGTGGTGGATATAAGCGCGCCACAATAACCGCTGGCACAGGGAATGTGAGTTGGACATAATGGCGCATTACGCATTTTTAGATGAAAACAATATAGTAACCGAGGTTATTACAGGTATTGATGAAACTGAACTAATTGAAGGTTTAGACACTGAAACTTGGTATGGCAATTTTAGAGGTCAAACTTGCAAACGCACTTCATATAATAATAATATACGCAAGCAATATGCAGGCATTGGTTTTACCTATGATGCTTATAATGATGTATTCATAACGCCACAGCCTTATCTATCTTGGTTACTAGATGCTGACCATAACTGGCAAGCGCCGACACCTAGACCCGAGGGTATGGGCTGGTATTGGAACGAGGCAGAGCAGGTTTGGCTAGATGCTAACGAGCTATAACGGCTGGCCTGCAAGTAAAGACCCGGCAGAAATAGGTATAAAGAGTTACCCCGTGCCGGGCACTAAAATTAAATTAAGATGCGCTGAGGCTGTAGCACCTTTGCTTGTAGGTTTTGCCGCTGAGTTCCACGCGCTAATAGAGCCAATAGATGAAGGCGCTTTAGATGAGTGGGGCTATGCTTTCCGTATGGTACGCGGCAGTACAGACCGCCTAAGCTGCCATAGCAGCGGTACAGCTATAGACCTAAACGCAACTAAACACCCGCTAGGCAAAGCTGGCACGTTTGAAGCTGCAAAAATACCTATGATAGAGGCGTTAGCTAAAAAATACCGTTTAGCGTGGGGCGGTAACTATCGGGGTAGAGTAGATGAAATGCACTTTGAGATTAATGTCAATGCAGAGAAAGCGGCTAAACGCATACTAAAATTATCGCAAGGGGCAACACAAGGGGCAGAGCAGGTAGCACAATGAATAGAAAGCAACTAGAGGCAGCTGCCTATAGTTACGGGCGCGCGGCTTTAGCAAGCGTTGCAGCCTTGTACCTAGCAGGCATAACAGACCCTAAAGTATTAGCTAATGCTTTTATAGCTGGTCTTATTGGGCCTATTGTTAAGGCGTTACAGCCTAACGAGAAGCAATACGGCATAGGCTCTAAAAAGTGAGCGAGGCCCAATCCTTATTAGCTGTAATGCTAGGTATATGTAGCCTTGCAGCTGTAGGGATTGGGCTAGTACGCCACCTAGTTAAGTATTACCTAAGCGAGCTGCTACCAGATAATAACGGCAACCATAATTTAAGAGGCCGTGTGGAGCGCATAGAGCACCGCGTAGATAAGATTTATGAAATGCTCTTAGAGGAGCGCCTAAGCCGCTAGCGTGTCGTGTTGCCTATGTCAGCCCTTACCGTCATAATTTTATTTACACGCTGAGAGGGCTACTTAGCAGGTAGACCTAGCAGCCATAACCAAAGGGGCTGTATGTTAATAGATTTAGCAGTAATAACGTTTACTGTGCTAATAGTAGGGCTGTTTATGTGGGCCGCCTATCACACAGGTTACAGAGAAGGCCACGGTGACGGCTATTTAAGAGGGCGCAATATAGCTAAGGCGTTAAAAGAGGTAAACAAATGAGCTTTTTAGACGGCTACGAAGATGTAAACGCGCGCATAAAAAGAGCGCGTACAGAGTACCCGGGCTTGCGATTAGTAGCCTACATAGAGGACATAGACCTAAAAAACGGCTATATCTTAATTAGAGCAGAGGCCTATAAAAACTATGAAGATGATAAACCAAGCGCTGTAGATTATGCACTAGAGGTTAGGTCAGACCGCGGAGTAAATGCTAATTTTTGGGTAGAGAATTGCGTAACCTCTGCTTATGGGCGCGTTATTGGGTTGCTTAGCCCCGGCGGTGTTGGTAGACCTACTAGGCAAGATATGGAGAAGGTAGAGGCTATCCAAGCGCCATTACAGACACGCGGGGCAGGTGGGGCAGTACCTAGCGCCGCTGAGTCTATAAGTGCCCTAAAAGCCAAGCTAGGGGCAGAGGTAATGCCAGAGCCGCCAATATGTACACACGGGCATAGGGTTTTATTAGAGGGCATAGGTAAGACAGGCAGACCGTATCGCGGCTATATGTGTAGCGAAAAGGTAAAGGCTAAACAATGCGCGCCGATATGGGCTAAACAGTATGGCGATAAATGGTTAATGCCAGATGACCATAACGAGGTAGTGCTAGAGGCAGGGCGTAATTTAGACCCAATAGCAGAGCGTGAGCCTGTGCCAGATGAGCTGTTAAGTGATAAAGAGAGGGCTAACCGTGGAAGCAATTAGGCAGGTAAAAGCCGACTGGGGGCGTGAACAGCGCTTAGCTAATTACTTAGAAAGCGTATTACCGTGGTCGCTAACGCCTACACCGGCGTTTTACTTTACCGACTACCACATAAACAAAAAGCTAGGGCAAGGTAGAGAAAGCTACATAGGTGATGTGGAGATGAAATGGCTAAACACACCTAGCATACAAACAGCCATATTTAACTATAACAAACTACAGCTTATGGCAGCTGTGCCGGTGTACACGCAAGGTGTAGAAAGCTATCACCGGGTCTGTTTCAGGTTTACAGACGGACTATTGCTAGTGCCTGCTCTGGCCTTGTTACGCCTACCGCCTGTGTTATTTACTAGAGCAGATACACACGAAACCGATTTAGTAGTAAAGGTAAAAGCTAGCGATTTTGCCACCTGTTTTAGACCTGAGCGCGTAGATTAGGACTATGGAAACTATGCTTTACATAGAGGCTAAATGCAGACAATGCAAGACAATAACGCTACAGCTAGAGCGCGTAGTGTCTGACCACCTGCCACCAAACGTTAAATGCCTACAATGCACACGCTGTGGGCTACTAGATATAACGTTGGTAGATGTGAATAACGCTCGGCAGGTACACAATTAAGTTACTAGACCTGTTTTGCGGTGTAGGCGGCGCAAGTGCTGGCTATGCGGAAGCAGGTTTTTAGGTGACCGGCATAGACTTAAAACACGGCAAGCGATACCCTTATACTTACAAACGCGGTGACGTTATGGCTTTAGATGTTGACTTTTTACAGCAATTTGATGTGATACACGCTAGCCCACCTTGCCAGACTTACAGCATTACGCAGCATCTTAGAAACGCACAAGGTAAAAGTACAAGTAAATTAGATTTATTAGAGCCTGTTAGGGCTATGTTGTTACAAAGCGGTCAACCGTATATTATAGAAAATGTAAAAGGCGCGCCGTTATTAGACCCTGTGCAGTTATGCGGTAGTAGTTTTGGTTTAGCTGTGCGTAGACACCGGCTATTTGAGTCTAATTTACCTTTGACCGGCAGTTTATGTAATCACACGGTTAGACCAGTAGGCGTTTATGGTTCTATGCGTGATGAAATACCGGGCGGCGGTAAAACAGCCGACACAATAGAGCAAGCAAGGCAAGCTATGGGCATAGAGTGGGCCTTATGGGGTGAATTAGTAGAGGCAATACCACCGGCCTACACTAAGTTTATAGGTCTACAAATTATGGCCCTGTTAAATAAAAGTTATCCACAGGGGTTAAAAACCTGTGGACAACACGCCCAAGCCCCGCGTATGTTATCCACAATATGAGTAAATGCTTGACTAGCCCAGTACGATTACTGCGCGCAGGCAGAGCCGCCCTAGCGGATAGCTCAGCCAAGCTGCGTAATCTTAGGGTAGTTCTATGCCTAGTATTAGGCTTTATCTTTACACAAAATGTTTCGGCTAATGCTAATCTAAATGCTACAGATGCTTACAAAATCTATGCACATATAAAGATAGGCAGTTACAAGCAATTTGTATGTTTAGAGAAGTTATGGACTAAAGAGAGTAATTGGCGGCCTAAAGCAACTAATACAAAATCTACAGCCTATGGCATACCACAGTTGTTAAAGATGAAAGAAACAAACCCTTATAAACAGATAGACTTAGGGCTAAAGTACATAGATAAGCGCTATAAAGGTAGTGCGTGTAAAGCCTTAGCTCATCATAAGAAACGGGGTTGGTACTAATGGCTAAACGCGGTGACCCCAGATTAAACAGGGCTTACAGGTATAAGTTTAGAAACCAAGTATTAGCCAGAGATAGCTACACCTGTTATTACTGTGGGGCAGATGCAGACCAAGTAGACCACGTGATACCTATAAGTAAAGCGCCTGAATTAGTAATGAGCTTTGATAACGCTGTGGCCTGTTGCAAGCGCTGTAACGTATCTAAGGGCAATAA